CGGGCAATAAGAATTCTGGGTCATCCTTCTTACTCCACAGAGTTTTATCAATTGCGGGATCAAGTACAGTTTCCATTGAGTAATCTGGGGAACCAAAGCGGTTCTTGCGTATCTCAAGGGGATGAAGTACTCCAATCATTCGATAGACTTGATCTGTGCGAGCTTGAGTTTGCCTGAGTTTTGCTTCAGTTTCAAGGTCAAGCCTTAGTGACGAACGAGTGCTTAAGCGCCAACCTTCCGGGATTTTACCTTTAGTTATCCCTTTCTTACTAATTAGACACAGCCGAGCAAGAACTTTAGTTGGCTTAAGCCAATTATGGCGCTGAAAGCTTTCCAGGGCGTCAGCGTAGTCATATTTCTCTGATTGACCACTAGTGTTACCTTGGCTGCCTTCGCCCCAAAGTTTTGTATGGGGAATACCAGACTCTGCTGTCAGTAGCGCCTTTAGTCGGTCAACAATGTCCCCTACGCCCCCATAATTACGTTGAACAAATCCGGCGTCTTCAGTTTCCGCATCCATAGCCAAACCTTTGTTGTAGCTCATGCCCATTTGGATAGCCAAGAAGCGACGAATAATTTGATCGGATTGTCCTTTGAGAATTAAGTCAGCAAGACCTTTGAGTTTGTAGGTGAATACGCTGTAGTCTTGAATCATCCCAGAGCTAGCCATGACACCCTGCATATAGCTGCCAAAAGCTACCAAAATAGATTGAAGTACGCTAAGGTCTTCCCCGTGGTTCTCATGTAGCATCCAGCCATATAGCTTGCGTCCCGAAAATTTGAGAACGCGAGACTTGTGAATTCGCATTTGGTTCAAGGGAATCTTTTGTTCATCCTTGAGCCGTTTGTTAAGCTCCCACAAGCCAATAAGGTCGTAGTATTCCGGTTCCACTAAAGAGTAACCACCCAGCTCTGTGCCCCATACGGATGGTCGCAACTCATACGAGGAAAGAACTTTTAGCTCTACGATCTCTTCCAGATTCTCTTCGTCTAATGGCTCATCTGCTTTACGTCCATCATTAGCGAAGATGACAATGTATGCGTTCCGATGCAAGCGAGCGAGCACTGAAGCTTCCACCAGTTTTTCGTGGAGACTCAATTTGTCTTCCAAATAGTTGGTAATTTCTTGAGGGGCTGTGGTATCTTTGCCGAGATTGAGAGAGTACCATTCAACCGGAGAATCTTCGGGTAGTAGCGCTACTATTTTTTGAACAAGCCCGGAAGTCTTGAAGAGGGCGGAACACTCTTCCCTGCTAATGTTGGCAGCTTGTAAGTTGACTTCAAAGTTCAGGCTTTTATCTCGAAGAGTCCCCGCGCCTGTACTCATGTTGTACAGGCCAGCATATGCGTCCAGTAGCGCCCCGTCTTCTCTATAACTCATACTGCTTTAGCGGTTGTTTCATATGACAAATGCTGACATAGCTAATGCTCCACCGCCGCCTTTGCAGCCACAGAGTTCGTTAAGCGCTTCAATTGCTGTGAATCCTGGAGGGACAATGAGCGGGGTGCTAAGGTCGAGGCCAAGTTGAAGATTTAGATATGTTTCGATTGGTTTTGCTTGTCCCGTAAACGTGATCCCTTGTTCAGCTTTTGATAGTGCCTGAATTTCTAGATTTGTTTGTAACCGTCTAGCTGCCACGTAGTAAGTTCTGTAGGTTATTCCAGCAGCGAAAGCCGCTAACTCATCCTCAGAATACAACGGATTTGCCACCGGACTCATCAGACTTGTTGCTTCAAAAGCCGCCTTGGCTGTCAAGTTAATGCCAGCAGAAACTTGCAACAGATCGCTAATGAACTCTACATCTGTTTCTTCGGGTGCATCTGCTAGTACTTGGACTTTGGCTATAGCTTGAGCTAGTGTGAGCGGTTGTGGCATTGGCAACACAAGTATATTCTTACACTCATACTACGGAGACTTGAGTGTTAAAGTGTGTGCGTTCACCCACACTAGATCACTATGGCTTCTTTTACATACGTTAGCAATCGTAAAACTATTGAAAAGCAGTTGGATGCCGCATTTGATTCAACTATTGAGTACTACTTCAAAGCACTGAGGGCAGTCATCAATATTAGTCGTGGCTGGTCAGGATTTCAAAAGAACCCTTTTCGCTCGATCGTGGATACTGGAGAATTCCGTGACTCCCAAGGCAAAGAGAAGCTGGGTCGAATGGCATGGAATATTTTTTGGCTAGCGGAATACTCGATCTTTATACGCTATGGCGGCACAACCCCGCAGAACGTCTCCTTCCCTGGTCGCAACTTCGAGGAGATCGCCCTCCAGGAAGTCGATTTAACCGAATTCTTCATCAAAGCATTTCAAGCCAAAGGCAATCTGAATGTTTCCGGTGTTGTCTTGATGAGCGGTCAGGAGCTATAGCCAACAATAGCTTGCACTAGCAACGTAAGTCCGGTTTCTAGTAAAGAGACAAACCCGATTCACAGTAAATCGGGAAAGCCAATTTACTTATATACATAGATGATCTATTCATATATAAAATCTAACTATCTCGCGTAAACGCTCGAACACAGATAGCTGATTGAGTATAAGTAAAGAATCAACGGCGACCTTACTCTTGCTCAATGAATTTGGAGATCTACTTAACGGGCTAGTGATTCCGAACGAAGAAGAGCAGACTTGTACCCGTTCCTAGATGATGGATCTGTGAGGTAATAAAGATAAGCCCCAAAAATCGCCTGCAACCCGCCGCAGCACCGCAACCACCTCACACTACCTTGACCTACCTCAACACCTGCTCCTGCCCCCCCTAGCCTTACTTAAGCCAACGTTTGCTACAATAGTCGTTTTAGGAGCGACGGACATGAGTCATAACAGTCAATTGTCTTTGAAAGAGTTATCTGAATTGAAGGGGGCAAAGTATCAAGATGTGTTGGACTTGCTGGAGTTGTACGATTCCATGTCACCAGAGGAAGAGATACTCAACCGAATTGCTACTTACCCCATGCCAGCTAGAGCGCTTGTTGCCGAACTCATATTACCTCAAGTTAGCGAGTAACCACTTAAGCAGCAAAAGCTTATTGAAGCGAGTATAGATATATTCTGTACTCGCTTTTACGTATGTATTTTGCTACGACGAAACAATTTAGAGATTATTTATTTAAACTGCTTCAGCCCTACATTGGCAGCGCAAGATTGGCTGGAGGAGCTGTTGTGCCTGCCATTTTTGTTGGAGAACCTCCTATTGATACTCGCGTGACCGGAATGGAAGTGTCGCTGCCCAAAGACTCTAGCGGCAACAGTCAAGGGTTAACAGGTGGCATTGCTCCAACCAACAAGTTTGAATTCAGACTCATTCAACATCCCGGCAGTGACTTCTTAAGCCAAGCTAAAGACGCAATAGTCTCACATATGACTCCGATAGATTACAGGTTTGTTGCGGCTGCTAGGGCACCAGCAGGGCAGAAAGAAGAACAGCTAACTTTAGACCAATATGTATTTAGTTTTAGTCGTAGTGCTTTAATTTTACTGCCATCCAGGCAAGCTTTAACTACTATTTGAAATTTGCTCGTTTCAAAACCGGACACCTGATCACAAAATCCGGACTGTCCGAAAACTCTACGTATGCAGCCAACTAAATGATACATGGTGTACTTAGTGTCCGAATTCACTGTCCGGTTATTAAGCCGCCTCTATTGACTGTCCGAATTTCACACTCCATTGTCCTAACTCTAAAAATATGATAGACATCCACCAATTAAATGTGGATACCCATTAAAAAGCTGTGAGTTTTCAGCCTTAAGCCGTGAGCTTTTCTTACAGCCCATAGCTGACAGCCCACGGCTTAATGCAACTATTCTCAATAACTTTTTCACTAAGTATAAATACTTGTCCGAATTTACTGTCCGATTAGGTGTCTGGTTTTTCTAGTACAAATGTTCTAGTGTCCGAATTTGTTATCACGACCGCAAATAATTTCTATACTCATCCATCAACTTTAAGCTATTAATAAAAACTACTTCTATGGATTCACAGTATTCTTACGCAAAACAATTATTGGCAAATGTCTACTGTTAAAAAGTACATGTACTTGTAAAACCATGAGCTACGAACCATGAGTTTTTACAGCAAATATTTGCCCCTCCTATAGAAAGTTTTAAAAATGGCTCAACAAGCAATTTGTCTTGATCTACTTGAATCAACTGGAACTCAGCTATTTGCTGGACTCGTACCAGTCGGCAGTTGTGTTCCTACCCCCTACACGGTTTCATTAGGCGCAGCTATTGCAATTGGCGACGAGACTGCAACTGTTACAGCTCTTCCTGTCGCCTTACCTCGTGGTAACAGACTGTCTTTTAGTCAACTAGTTACAGTGACTACAAGTGCAGCCGTGACCCCTGGCGCTACTACTATTGCTGTAACAGCCTTAGGTTCAGCAATTCCTGCAAGCACAACCCTCAAATTTGGCAACATCACAGTTCAAACGACTGCCGCATCTGCGCTTGGTGCAACTTCTTTGGTAGTCAACCCTGTTCCTGCTGCGATCGCGAGTGGAGCAACCGCTATATATCGTCCTAATCCTGTGACGATTGTTTTAGCCGCTGATGCTCCGGCAGCTGCAACAACAATTACCATTGATCCTGCTCCAGCCATTGTTGGTACTGGTTTGACCGCTGTAACGTATGCTCTACTAGAGCTGTTGGGTGGTGAGTCTGCTCCCTTCCAAGGTTCAACAGAGCTAAACCAGGTTACCCTGTTAAACTCTGGTGGTTGGATGTCCAAGTCTGCATCTCAATCGCAGTACAACTTCAGCTGGACTGGTTACATTCCGGAAAATTCAACCGCTGCTGCTGGCTATCGTCTGCTAAAGAATGCTTGGTTCAACAAGCGTTATCTTTACGTTGAGCGATACATGGCAAACGGCGAAATGACGGGTGGAACGGTTATTATCACTGCCTTCTCTGACCAAGTCCAAGGTGCAGGGTATGTTCAATACCAGTGTACCTTTGAAGGTCATGAAGCGCCTGTGTACACGTTTGCTGGCTAAAGAAACTCATGAAGTTGCTAAAGGGCACTAGAGTTACTGATACACAATCTCAAACAGCTCCAAAACATTTAGGGAGTGTTGATAGATTGATTTTGGTCAACTGTAGTGTCCGGGGCAACGAATTGACGGCTGGTTATTTTTATTGCGACAGAGGACTACAGGCTGGCAATTACAAACTTCAGTCAGACAATGGTCGCACATTCGTAGTCAAGTTGCCCGATCAAGCTGTTAATTTGCCAGGGATCGGGCAGCAATTCAATTATCCATTTGAGATTTTAGAGGAGATCATTTCATGAAGAGATTACCATTTGTCGTAAAACCTAAAACTTCGTTTGAAATTGTAGGTAACGAAGATGTAGGTCAAATTAAGTTATTAAAAGTTAACGGTCGTCTTGCAGCAGAACGTGTTGAGTTGGATGAAGAAGAATTCCGTCAGACGCGCCTACAGTTGGATATTCTTAAGCTTGCTCGTGACATTGCTAATGCAGAAGGAATGAGCGTAGAAGACGGGTTCAGTCTACTACAAAGCTTCAATTTAAGTGATCCTGTTCTTTCCAAATACCTTGATCCTGTTTCTGATTTACTAGAGCGGCAATTAGCGCTAATGAAAGCACAAGACCAAGCGGTCACATCTGTTATTAGGCATCGCATTGTGCATGTGGATGATGAGGGTAACGATTTGTTGGACGAAAAAGGGAAGCATGTTATTGGGATGGATGAATGGAATATTCCAGACACTCAGACACTAACAGATCCTTTAATCAACGCAATTTACGCTTTTTATATTAAAGAGTTGAATGGCGGGAAAGACAGTGAAGATGATGATGAACTAGAGGAAAAAAAAGCTACAACGAGCAAATCGAAGAACTTGAAAAAATCCAGCTTACAGACTGGGGAGACATCTATTGGCGAATCCAGTCCTATAGAATCAGAGACGAGAGATTTAACTCCGACAACTTTGGAAGACAACCCGACTGGTTAATCTTTCAAGCAATTGAATCATTTGAGCGGGAGAAAAGAGATATAGCAAATGCCAATAGCTTTACTACCGCTGTATTCGCTTCTGGAGTGTTCAACGGTTTTGCGGGAAGGGATGCAGAAAAATGTGAATTCATTGACTTATTGCCATTCTCTGCCGACATTAAAGATAACAAAGGTGATCGTAAACTTAATGAACCGACAAAGGAAACAGCCAAGGTCTTCCTAGAGCTAATGGAAAAGCAGCTATTGCCACCGCAAGTAGTAGCTCAAGCGTTCAAAGCTAAAATTATCGAACGATTACAAGCAATAGTGTAAACCCATGATTCTACATGAACAAGATCCAATGCTTTCTGCTCTTATTGAGGGTATTGTAACTGGTATTTTAGCCACAATCCGAGAATTAAAGCTTGGGAATGAAAAGGAGATTGTTACTCAGGTATTAAAAAATCAACAAGAGTTGAGCCTGTCTGATATTGAGTATTGGGTTAATTGGTTCGGATTAAAAGATTAATATGGCTTTAGGTGGATCTGCATTAGGTACTTTAACTTTATATATCAAGGCAGATACTTCTAGCCTTGATCAAAGTTTGTCGTCTCTTGAAAGGAGAATAGCTGGATTTGCTGGTCGCGCCAGTAAACTGGGTGCAACTGGATTACAGTTGCACCCAACTGTAGACGACAGCGAACTAACAAGCCTTAACGAACACCTTAGCATAAAGCAAAAACACTTTAGTCAAGTTGGAAGTTATTTTGCTGCCAATCCTCTAACACCAAAAGTAAATCTCAAGGATTTACAAAAATTATCTGTTGAATACGACAATATTGAGGCGAAAGCTAAAAAAAATCAAACTCGCGTTAATATGTCTGCTTCTATGGGCAATGCCAACAATGCCGTACAGCAGATTAGGACACCAGGTAGAGCTGCTAATGTTATTAACGTTGAAATAAAGAATGCAAGTATTGTTAGTTTGTCTAACTCAATTGCATTAGCAATACGGAAAAGTAACAAAGAGACGGCAAAAGAAATAGCCAAAGCGCAACGTCCCAATGCCCTTCAACGTGTTATAGGTTTTGGTGGAGATATTCTTAAATCCACTGTACAAGGTGTGGCTTCTGGTGTGTCTTCTCGTGCAGCAAAAGGTATTCTTGGGGGTGTCGAGAAAAAAGCTGGCATTAGTATTGCTGATGCAGCAGAAAACGCCACATTTAAACTGCTAACCACAGTAGAAGATGTTTATAATTTTATATTTAAACGAAGAGTCTATAATCAACGCAAAGCCGATGAGATTGTAGCAAAATTAAAGACAGAAGAGACAGAAGCCGAAGCTGCCAAAGCTCCTCAAAAAGCAGCAAAAGGAACTGCTGTAACTTCAGAAGACGCAACAAAGCGTAAAGAAGTTAGAAAGAGACGAATACATAGCAAAAGAGCAAACGATGCCACTCAACTTTTTGAAGAAATAGACTTAAACGAAGACATAGCAAAATCAGAAGAAGGCATAAGTGAAGCAAAAGAATACCTTCAGCGTATTATTGCGTTAAAAAAACGGTTTTCTTCTGACCTGGATCAAGTCCCTAAAGATCTAAGTGAGCAGGCAGAAAAATATTTAAAGGCTATAGAAGAATACGAAAATTATTTGTCTGAAATTGCTGGAATTAAAAAAAAGCAACAACCATCAAATATTAAGCAGACAAATAATAAAGAAGTTCTAAACAAACTTCGTAATCGTCAAAAACAACCTGTTTCAAATCAACCCAAACCCGCTCAAAGTCAAAGAGAACAAAAGAGAGCGTCACAACAGCAAAATTACTTCAATAATCGTATCGATGATGCTGATAAATTTTTTAATCAGATAGATCAAGTATTATCGGTATCAAAAAAAGAACCTATAGCAAAAACTGCGACTATAGGTTTGTTGACTCAAGTAAAATTACTGAAGAAGCGATTTGAAGATAGTTTAAACAATATCCCCGAAGAGTTTCAAGAGAAAACAAAAGAATACCTAAGCTTGCTAATAGAAACAGAGGCAGAGCTTAAGAACACATTAAACACTCAAAATTCTCAAAATGTTATCAGTAAATTAAATCAGCCACAAAATATTGAGAACAAAGCATCTCAATCTCAACAGCCACTACGAAGCTTTAAGATTGATCAAGAGTCTGGTATATTAGATCAATCACAACAACCTCGTACCGGATCTGACAATTTACAGGAAAACTATAAGCGCATAGTTGCCGCGTCAGCCAAGGTTAGTGGACTCAAGTTAGACACATCTAGAATCCCCAATCTGAAAGTAGATAACAAGGCGTTAACTAAAATTACAGTTAACTACAAGAAACTACTTGCAGTTAACCCTACCGAAAAGCTTTTAGAAGCTATCGAAAAAGAAGATGCAGTAACACTTAAAGAACTTATTTCTCGAAATAAAGAGTATGGAGAAGCAGTTAAAATTACAACGGGTAGAGCTTCTTATACTCCCCGAAGTAATACGATTACAATAACTTCTGCCCTAGAAGAACTTTTTTCACTTAGCTCTGAACAATTAGAGAAATTTGCTGAAAAATATCCTGAGTCTATTCAAAAATACACTGAAGATTTGATTCATGAAATAAAGCACTCATTCCAGTTTGATTTTGGAAAAATATCTTATGGGGATTTGGCAACAGGTAAGATTAAATCTCCTACCATGACTAAGTTTGAAAACACAAATAAGTATGCACAAAAATATGGAGAAGCCTCTGCTGCTGCTCCTTATTACAAGCAAGTAGCAAAACAAATGCCTCCGGGGTACTTAAAAGTAATTCGTGACACAGAAGCTGATGCCGCAAATTTTGAGTCAAGGTGGTCTGACGTACTCAATAGTTTTTTTAAGGCTGCAAATACCTCTTTAAACAAAATAGAAGAAGTAAGTAACGATGTAGGTGACGCTGCGAAATCGACAGGTGAAGAGGGGTTGCAGTCTTTCAGATTAGATGTACCTTTATCAAGTGGTAGGACAACAACCGGAGATGATGATGTTGACAGATTGTTAAACGAAATCCATTCCCTCAGAGAGGGCATCAACTCCCCCAGTCCAAGTGGTGGTGCAGGAGGAGGGTCGTCTCAATCGATGGATGATTTTATTAACGAAATTAATGAATTGCGTGAAAGTATCCGCAGTCTTCCTGATCTAGATGTAGATATTGATACTTCTAATCTTACTCTTTTGGAGCGCATCCTGTTAAACATAAGAGAAGATATGGAGTATGTCAACAATGGAGGCACGTTAAAGGGGCAATATATTAGAGGATCGGCGCGGGATTTGGGAATTAAAATGACTGCTGGTCAAGCAGAAAAAATTGCAAAAGATGGAGGAGACTCTAACAAATTAATTGACGACATAGACCGAGGTCTTAACATTACAGGAGATGCATTAAAGGGGAACTGGGGAAATGTATTTGTCAGTTTGATAGACGAAATAGATGCTTTCACAGATACTGCCCTCGACAAATTTGCCGATTTTGTAGAAAAGATTCCGGGTGGAGAAGCTTTTGCTAAACTTATTCGAGGATCTAAGCAGCTCAAAAGTGTGGCAGTCAGCATCTTTGGACTCCAAATGGCTTTTGATGCTCTTTCACAAACTAAACAATGGCTAGATAGTTTTGATGAAGTTTTTGTAGACGCAGCCGTTGAATGGGAAAAATTTGAAAAGATAATTGGTTTCTCTAGCAAAACGTTCAATCAAGCGCAAACCAATATTAAATTTGTAAGAGACGAAGCAGTTAGGTTGCGTACAGACTTAAAGCAATCTATGCAAGGCTTCAGTCAGCTTTCGGCAGCATCTATCGATACAGGCATGGAAGGAGAAGGGACTAAGCAGTTATTCTCCGCAGTAAACCAAGCTAGCTCAACTTACGGGTTAGATGCCGAAGGTCAGAGTCGAGTCTACTCAGCTTTAGGTCAGGTAATCTCAAAAAATACTGTATCAAGCGAAGAACTAAAGCAACAACTTGGAGAAATTTTACCAGGATCTTTCCAAATTGCGGCACGAGCGGCTGGAAAAACAACACAAGAATTTCAGTCTTTATTAGAGACTGGGCAGATTCTAGCCGAAGATTTTCTACCCAAATTTGCCCAACAATTGTCAGCAGAAACCGCTGTGGGTGTAGCGGGTGCTGCCCAAAGTGCTCAAGGTGCCACTAGCAGATTATCTACAGCAATGACTGAGTTGCAAGTCTCAATCGGAAGATTTGGGATGGATGAACGCAACATGTTTCTCAATGTTTATGCTTCTGGGCTAGAACTTTTGCAAAAAAACGCAACTCTCGTTAGCTACACGTTAACATCAATTCTGACGGGTGCGGTTATTACTTTCCTTGAAGCCTTAAAGAAGATGTCAGGGAGACTGATGTCAGCGGCGGCTGGATTTTTAGCTACAAGACTGGGGATAACTTCATTGGCAGTTGCTCTAAAAAAACTTGGAGAAACAGGAGCTAATGCTTTCAAAAGTTTCTTGATTTGGACGGCAATAGGCGATATCTTTCAAATGTTAAAATCTGGGTTTTCCGACTCATCAGGAAAATCAAGAGATTTTGCAAACACTACAACAAATTCATTTAAAGAAGTTCAGAAATCTGTAGCTGAAGCTAGAGGAGAATTAGATAAATATTATGCATCTCAGGGCAAAAAAAACCCAGATGCCCCGAACCAAAAGAAACGTGGACAAGACAGCATCATTGACGAAGCTCCTATATTGAGTTGGGTTCTACCTAAAGAAATTGAGAAAGACGACAATATCTTCAACCAATTCAGATTTAAAGCACGACAAACTGTTGCTAGTGCAATGGATGGTTTAGGAACTTTGACAAATCCAGGTGCTGCGTTTGAATCTGTCCGAAAAGGCGATCGCACGTTAATGCCTACTTATGCTAACAAAAAGTTCCAAGATCAAAAGAGAAGTACAACAGAAATATTAGGGAACAGCGCTAACACAATTAAAGCTACGGATTCAGCTTTAAATGACAGTGAACTTAAAAAGGTAAAAGAGTACGACGAAAAATTACGTCAAATTCAAATTAAACGTCGAGGATTAGTCCAAATTAATCCTGGTGACAAACAAGGACTGTCCGTTTTAAAACGTGAAGAAGAGTTAGTACTCAAAGATCGCCAAAAGGCATACAAACCACTAGCAGCTACGCAAGCTTCTAACCAGCAAGTGATTCAAGCTTTAGAGTCAGAAGTTGAAGTATATAAAGAAAAAATAGCTCAAGCAGAATCTGATTTTGGAAATGCAACAAAAAACAAAGATAAATTAGATATACAAGCTCGATTAGATTACTACAAAAATACTTTACCACAGTTGGAAGGCGCATTAAAGAAAACACAAGATGCACAAGACGCCTTTTCTAAATCTATTGGAGAGTCTGTTGACAAATTCGCATTACTACAGAAACAACTGCAAAATGTTGCCGATAGATTTGCAGATGTAAGTGATCGCATTCAAATGATTGGTAACAGTGCTAAGACGGACTTGTCACAAGCTGTCATCAATGGAGAGATGACACCAGGACAAGCAGAAGCTGGCAAACAAGCAATTGATAGAGACATTTTAGAAGAACAGTTAAAACGAAAGAAAGGGTCTATCAACGAGTATAAAGGTTTACTTTTTGGTGCAGATGCTCAGGCAATTCTTGAGTCGCGAGGAATCAAAGATATTCAAGATGTCGGGCAAGCTCAACTTGGTACTTTGGCGAGCAAGGCTAAAGACGGCACTCCTGAAAAAGAAGTGTTCACTCGGCTTCAGGATATGAAGAAAATGGAACTTGAAGCATCAGATCTTCAAGTTCAACTTTCCGCAGTGCAAGAACAAGCCGCACAGCAAATACGCGAGTCCAACAAACAAATTGCCGATTACTTCCGCGACGTTTCCCGCCAAGCAGCAGAATTAGGTTTGAGTACAAAAGAAGCTCAAGCTCAGATTGCAATGCAACAGCAAAAAAACAAGCTTAAGTCAGCACTACAAGGTTTTCAAGACAACTTCTTTAGTTCGTTTGTCGATTCACTCATTGAGGGGATGGACTCGCTCAACGAGCCAATAATGGCAAGTATTGAAAAAGAAAGAGAGATTCAATCGGCAAACAACTCAAAACAAGATCGAGATCGTCAAACAGCTGACATATACAAATCACTTCCACTGCAAACTGAAGGAATTAAACTTGATTTTTCGGCTATTGACTCAGCTCCGGTCAAACAACTCGAAGACAGCTTAAAGAAATCAGCAGAAGCCAGCAAAAACATCACTACAGCATCTAAAGCCACGGGAGTAGCGATTGGAGACTCTTCAAAAGAAGCAAGCGGCTTAGGTGACAAGGTTGAAGATGTTGCTAGTGGGATCAATAATATTGAGACTGCGACTGGAAGTGTGACAACAGCATTACAAGATAATGTTACGGCAGCACAAAATGTTGACTCTCAGCTACAGCTCAATCGAGATACAGTAGATAGCAATCGCATGGCTGTAGAAGAGGTCAATGCCGCTGTAGTAACTCAATCTGGTAACATCTATGATGCCGCAATAGCAACTGAGCAATCTACGCAGACTACTAATATTCTACAGGAATCTTGGAATAACGTTGTTGGAGGTATAGGGAGCGCTATAACTAAGGGGTGGGAATTCTTTAAAGGACTGACTGAAGGAATTCCTATTATCAGTAGCATTGTTAAAGCAATTGATGGATTTGCAATAGGGTTTCAAAAAGCAATTGAGAAGGCTTGGGAGTTGTTTAAAGGATTAGCTGACAATCTGCCATTTTTGCAACAAATTGGAAGTACTGTTGGCGGTTGGGGAAACGCTGTGGGTGGTGCAGTTCAAGGTGCCGCACAACAAGGTGGAAACTTGTGGAACCAAGGAGTTGGAGCAGCAAGAGGATTACTTGGTATGGGTGAAGGAGTTGGAAAAGTTGGTAAATTTAATATTGTAGAGAGTGTTGGTGGGTCTGTTCAAACTGTTAAGAGTTATAAAGACCTTGAAAAACATCATCCTTCATCGGGAAGAGAGTATGGTCGTAATTACGAGACTGTTGACGGCAAACTGGAGGAAGTTCGTTACACACAAGATAAACGAACATTAATCAAGAAAGATTTTGTTCTAGAAAAGGGTGGTAGTGCAAATGTAGATATCCCTGCTTTTGCTGCTGGCTATATTAAGCGCCTCAATGATGCGGTAAACACAGTGCAAATATATGCTGACAAAGAAATGACTAAATTGGTTGGTCAATCTTTGCACATGAGCAGTGTTCCTGTCAAAACAGGAGATTATGTACGTTATGGTCAATCAATAGGCAAACAATCTGATACTGGATCACCCGGTTCTGTTCACGCACACATTGAAATGGAATTAGATCGTTTCAAGCAATACGTAGCAGATTTAAGTGACGGCACTTTTGAAGGCACCAAAGGAAAAGTACAAGAGCATGCGCTTGGTGACGGTCACAATCACTTTGGCGAAGAAGATCTTAAAAAAGCCAATCAAGCTGCCGCCGGAGCAATGGGCGGGTCTGCTCAAAAAATGCTTGCATCCATGGGTGGTGGCAACCAAAGTCTATCAATGGGTATTGGTCGAGCACCAAGAGGTGGCAGTGTCGCATCAGCAGAACGTGTGCAGTCAGATAAGTCTGGAGCAATGGCACTCGTTGCAACAGCTAAACGATTGGGACTGAAGCCAGAAGAATTTACAGCGTTAATGAGCTGGGAATCTGGCGGCACCTTAAACCCTAATGTTATTGGAGGTGACGGAAATCAATATAAAGGTCTAATTCAATTTAGTCCAGACAACCAAGCCAAATATGGAACTTCAAAGCAACAATCTATAGCACAACAAATCCCTTCAATCGAACAATATTTAAAAGATCGAGGATTTAAGCCTGGACAACACGACATCCGTCATGCGTATTCCGCTGTATTGGCTGGAAATGCGTCAGAAAGATATTGGGGCAGTAGTGACAGCAATGGAACTAATGTTCGGAATGCTGCGCCAAAATTTCAAAAAGGCGATCATTATAACCGAGCAATACAATTCCTTCGTGATAGTGGAGTAGACGCAAATTCAGTCAATGCAAGTTTTGGAAGTCAACCCAGTAGTATGGAATCACCTGCAATAACTACTCCTACTCCTACTCCAATGATTGCACCTGTACCTTTTGCATCCTTAAGAGGCGCGAGCTACAGCGGCACTAGTGTGGATGTTGGCAAGTTGAATGCGGCTCAGTCTGAAAGTGAAAAGATCCGTAAACAGCAAGAGCAGCAAGCGATCGCTAAAGAAAGAGCTAGGGTTGAGCAAGCTGGTGTAGAAGGCAAACAGCGACAAAAGCAGCGACTTGAGCAGCTACGGCAAAGCATTCGTGATACTGAAGGGGATCGCATTCAGTCTACCCGTCAATTTAGAGATTTGGGATTAGATATTGGCATTCAAACACCAGACAAGGAATCCCAAAGAAAAATCACGGGAGTAGGCGACACATATGATGATTTAGAACGAGACTTGACCGAAAAGATTCGGAAAACTACTGCTGGTCGGGATCAAGCAAAAGCGACTCTAAACAAATTGTCGTCCCCAGATTATGTCCCTCAACCAGGACAAGATGTTGCTAAAGATGTTGAAGCCACAAAGGCTGCGATTACTCAAGCAGAGAAATATTTGGGTGATCTGACAAAGATTCAAGGTGACCTCAAAACACAACGCAGTGACAGACTTAAGTTTGAAGAAGAGCAGGCTGCTCGCGAAAAGAAACTTAGACAACAACAAGAGAAATTCGCGACTGAAGAAATCAGTATCTCTGTTTTAGAAGCAGAAGCTCAACGACTCAACGATCTCAAGGGGCGTGGTATTCGTGATCAAGGCGTAGAAAACCTACCTAAGCTTGAGGCAACTATAGCTGCACGAAAAGAAGAGCTTCAGTTACAACAGAAACTTAGCGAAATTGACGAAAATGCCCGTAAAAATGGCACAGATAAAGCTGTAGTAGATGAGCAGAAGAAGGGGTTAAACGAAAGACTAACAATTGTTAAGAAAACGATCGATGAAAATCGCAAATATGCCGAGACTATTGCTGGACGTGAAAACGAGAAACGTAGCCGTGAGCAAAATACTGAGTTAGCTCGTGGAGAATTGGCAGTCCTGAAACAACGACTGGAAGCAGCTCAAGCCATTGGTCAAATAAACCCATTGGCACCGGAAGCATTGGGAATTCCTGAAATGGAAAAAACTATTGCTCTCAAAGAAGCAGAACTTACTCTCAGCGAACAAATAGCAGGCATTGAAGACAAACGTTTCAGTAAAGAATTAACAGATGCAGCGGCGGACAAGCGTATTGCCGATCTAAAGACTGAAAACGGACAATTAGTTGACAATATCAACAAACGTGCTGAACGTGCAACTAAAGAGCAAGAGTTCGCCCGTCGTCGTGCCACTCTCGAAAACAAGAACCAAAATATTGAAGTCGGAGGTTCAGTTACAGAAGCCCTTGCCAAGAATATTGAATATGGTCGCTCAAAAGGAAATCCAATTGAGATGCGATTTACACAGCAGCGATCGCAACAACAGATTGGCTTTGAACGACAAATGCTTGACCTTGATGAGCTAGAAAGCAGTGGGAAGCGAACTAAAGAAGAGATTGATGCTCTCAGACAGGCTTACACTCAACTCAATGAAGTAAGTCTAGACAATCTGAAAACTGAGCAGCAAGGAGCCACTGAAGATAAGGTAATGGAAATCTCCAACCGCATCAACTCTTCACGCACAGGCGTCCTGAATGGTCGTGCAGACTTGCTTGGCTCTATGGGACTTGATACTCAAGCAAAAGAGTTTCGTAAGGCTAGCGCCCTTTCAGAACAGCGTCAGAGCTATAGTCAACAATCGCTTGAGCTTGAGCGATTCATTGCCCAACAACAGCTATCTAATGAGCAAGCGTTAGAGCTACGGGCTAATTTGTCCGAAGTCAACAACATGAGTATGGAGAAGATCAATGCTGAGTTCAGTGTAATGAACGAGGTAATGGTTGGAGTCCAAGGCGCGTTTGAGTCAGCCTTCACAGGCATTTTGGATGGGTCAAAGACTGCTGGAGAAGCCGCTCTAGGGTTTTTGCAAGACATTGGAAAGCAGTTTGCCTCACTAGCTAGCAAGATGATCACCGACCAGTTGTTCGGCAAGATTATGGGTAAGGGCAGTGACAAAGACGCCAAGAAAGATGCTGGTCTGATATCTGGTGGTGGCATACTAGGCAAACTCACGGGTGGTGACAATCCACTCGGTCAATATAATATGATGAATCCTTTACCAGTAGTCATGACCAACACTAGTGCTTTAGGCGGCATTGGCGGGATGATTACTGGTGAAGGTGGCGGATCAACCGATTTCTTGGGTAGTCTCTTGGGAGGCGGTAGCATCTTTGGCGGCGACACTAAAGTCAACCCGATGTCTGTAAGAATTGCTTCTGCTGACAATGGCGTCTTTGACTCAATCACTCAAGGTATTGGGGGATTGTTCGGAGGAGGTAGCGGTGGTGGCGGACTAGGCACCATTGTTAGCTCTATCTTCTCTGGTATCGGAGGGGGCGGCGGCTCTGCTGGTGGAAGCAATGGTGGCTTTGGACTCAGTGGATTGCTAGATATCGGCATGAATATCTTTGGCGGACTCTTCAACACTGGGGGCACAGTGGGAGACAAAGCCCACATACAGGCTTATGCTCGCGGTGGCAGCGTTAGAGGCTGTGGTTGTCGTGCGTGTTCAATGGCTCGTGGTGGAAATGTTGGTTCCGGTATTGAAGAGAGTCTTGAAGCTGCTTTGCAACGTGAACGTAGTATGAATGGTGGAAAACGGGCGCGAGTGATAGTTGCTACAGATGGAGAGCTAGTCGTACCCACAAAAGTGGCAGATAGGCTCTCTCCCGATCAGAAAGCATTCTTAATCGGTCGTTCATCGGCACCAAGCACCAACCGAATGAATTACGCTCAAGGTGGTGTAGTAGGCTCAACAATGGGATCGAGTATCGCGAACAATGTTATGAACATGGGCGGATCGACAAAGATTGAAGGGTCAACTGTAAACGTAGGTAACGAAGGCAACATGAGCAAAGAAGAGGCTATGCGTTTGAAGCAGATGATTGACAGTAGCGTTATGGATACCATCCAGAGACAACGCAGACCTCGCGGATTGCTATATAACTAGACTCAACACTAAATTCAACTCCTCTACGCCCTCTAGTTAACCCTGGAGGGCTTTAGTTTGTTTAAACGAACCTTTGTACTATAATGGCGAATAATAGTGTTCAGCAAGTTTCAATGACTAAAAATAATTTTTGTATTTCTGAAGATGATGGAAAATGGTTGCTTCAACAACCTGATGGAGTACGAATCCTGTGGTTAGAAGCAGCTATGGCTGATCCTACGGGTAAAGGAGGAATTTTTCACACAAAGTTAAAGAAAACTGCCTTTTGGAATGCTAGGCAAGCCATTGAAGAGTACGGAGCTTTTACTTTCGAGCGAATCTGTAGCGGAAAAGATAGTCGCGAAACAATTGCTTGGAGAGCTTACAATCTTCACGGCACAAACAATAATGCATACTGGTCTAGCAAAAGCTAACTATTGTACTGCTCAAGCCGTCTTAGGTTAAGCCAAGGCGGCTTTTTAGTTTGCCTACATAGTAAAAACCACCGGATGCGGAAAAACAAACGGTGGCTTAAAATTCACATTCACAAGAAAAAGCTAATGAATACGATACCTACCAATACTACCATAGCTAAACCTCGAAAATTTCATAAAGTATCAGAGGATGATTTCAAGTGGTTACAGAGCCAAACAGAAGGAGTCCGAACACTTTGGCATGAGGCGGCAAATGCTGATCCGTTTGGCAGCGGCGGAACATTTAAAACGACTTTAAAGAAAAGTGCATTTCATGTAGCAAAAAGAACTATTGAGGAGTACGGAGGATTTAGGTTTGAACGTGTCGCCAACCAACGAGACAATCGAAAAACTAGCTCATGGAAAGCTTACAATTTTCATGGATCAAATAATAATAACTACTGGAATGGAATAGACTCCAGCCAAACGGAATCTAATTTAAGTAAAGAGAAAAAGCCAATTCAAGAAGTAAAAACAATTGAGTCCGCGCAAATGGAGTCCAATATAGAAAACCAGTCCA